ACAAGGACAATCGACGCTGGCTGTTCGCCGCTGTTCACACCAGCAACATCGATAATGTCATCAACGCCAAGATTTGTGTTGCCAAGCGGCAATCTACCAAGCTTGATGACTTCTAAATTGCCCGTCGTGCCCGCATAACCCACATATCCTTCGCTCAGCAGCAAATTGTTGATGGCCGAGACGTAACCCTGAGTTAGGTCGTAGCGATCCATCATGTAAGCACCTTTGAGCGTGACACCGCCCCCGCCAATGTTCAGCTTGTCTACGCAATATTTAAAAACATCGTCAGCAAAAATTGGCGGCGCAAAGGCCGACTTTTCTAGCCCATTTAGGCACTCCAACTGACGTGGCCTCAGGTAAGCCGCTTGACCGTCCTCAAGGCTTGGGACCGGCATCACCCCGTCTAAGTAAGTCAGCTTGCAGCCAACTGAAATCTCAGTTGTCTGGCGGAACGGGTCGGCAAAAGCCGAAAGCACAACCAAGTTGCGAGGAATACTGCCGGTAGACCCACTATTCATCTGGTAGCTGATCGTCACCTCACTGCCGATAGCAGGCGTCACAACGCCTGCCAGGGTCAGCTGGCCACGGGTGAAGACGAGGCCGCTGTTTTGCAGGTAGCTGTCGCTGACGCCGCCTGAGATGACCTCACCCAGGTTGCTGGTGATTTTTGCGCGGGAATCAATAGCAGCCATCAGACTTGCGGTTTAGCGACGGTGATTGAAACGGTGTAAAGGTCATTGCGTATGCCGGCAGTGACCCGCTTGGTGCAGCTGGCGCTAGGTGCCGTAACAGGAAACCAATCACTCCCAGGTACTGCGCTTGCTTTATTCCCGCATTGAGCCCAAATGTTGGCCCAGCCGGCTTGATTTGTATCACCTTCCAACACTCGCGTTTCTGTCGGCACCCGTGGCCCAGTCGTGTAACTCTTACCGCCAGCCGATAGCGTCAGCGTTGGCATGTCTTGGAAAGACTCCGGCGGCTTGCGCAGGTTCAACGTCGTGCCCCACAGCACGAAGGTGCCGAAGTAATCAACTCCTTCCGCCTGGCCTGCTTCCTTTTCGCGGTTGTAGGTTTCAACCCATTGGGCAGCATCGACAAGCTCAAACGTGACCTGGAAAAACATGCCCACGTCTTCCGCCTGGGGCGCTGCCAGGAAATAGCACTCGCGACCAGACCACTCGACACCACGAGTTTTCACGCTCACCGCGACAGTGGTTCCCACCACTCCACGAATGTCGTCATCGCCGGGGTCGTCGTCCATGCGTGCTGTACGCCAGGCATCAAACTCAGCCCGCAGGGCCACCCATTCCGCCGTCGTGCACAACAACGACACTTGCAACCCGTCAGCGGCTAAACCCAGTTCCGTGTCCTTTTCCTTGTAGTTCGCCGGGTAGGCCGTCCAGTTGCCAGAGGAATAGGACCAACCGCCAACCGTTAGAGGGTTAATGAGTGCGCAAGTCATGGTCAGCTAAGTGCGTTTTGAACGGTGATGGAACCGTCGGCTTCCAGACGGGCATCAACGCCAACGGTCCAGTCCTTCTGCGTCAGGTTGTCAATGGATTGCTTCAGCGCATTGAAGTCTTCCCGTTGTGCGCTGGTGCCACCGTCAAAGCCACGAACGATCACGGTTTGCAGGTCGCCCAGGGCCTTGGTCAACTTCTCGTTTGCGGTGATAAGTGCCTTCTGGCCATAAAGCTCTTCACGGGCGGCATCAATAAATTTCTGGCGTTGCGCGAACTGTTCACTTGCACTGCCTGTAAACCGCAGGTTCGCCAGTTGCCTTGCGCCGGCGAAATTGCCTTGCTGGGTGAATACTTTTTTAAGTTCGGTATACAGCCGTTTGGTTTCTGCTTTTTGCAGCCGAATACCTTCCTTTTGGCGCTTCCACAAGCCTTCGCCGCTAAGGAACTGATTGATGCCTTCGTCTTTGTTGAACAGCTGTTGTGACCGCTTGCTGCGGGCTTCACCCAACGAATCAGCGGCGTCTCTGGCAGCGTCCCTGGCGTCCTTGTAAGCCTCCTTGATGACACGGGCGGCCTCCTCCGCTGCAACCAATGAAGCGTTCGCTGCGTCTTTGGCGGCTTCATTCAGGCCAAGATCCTTGCCTTTTTTCAGGTCGGCCTTGCCTTGCTCAATGGCAGCCAAGCGTTCGGCCTGTGCAGCCTTAATACGGGCAGCAATGACGGCTTGGGTTTTAGGCCCATACAACGACTTGCTTTGCTCCAGCGCCAGTTTTTCAGAACGCTTTAATTCGTTGTTTTGCTCCTTTAGCTGTTCCAGGGCCTGCTTTGGCCCACTGAGTTCGGCGCCTGGGCCATCGACACCAGCCAGGCCGTCCTTGAACTCCTTTTTGAGATTTTTCATCTTCTTGCCGAGGTCATCCATGGTGTCCCCAACTCCTTTGAATGCCTTGTCAATGGCAAATCCAGCGGCTGTTCCAATAGCCAAGCCAGCGAGAAGCGGCTTGATGCCAATGCCAGACAAGGCCAGAAGAAACGCCTGGGCCTTGGCTGCCAGCAGAACACCCTTGCGGTACAGCGTCCAAGCCTTGATGGCGACATAAATGCCACCAACAAAAGGGCCGACATTTCTGATGAAACTAATAACCCCGTCAACAAAGCCTGTGATCGCTTCCTTGTTCTTATCAATCTCTTCAGCGATAACCGTCAGGATGGACGCGAACGTTGTCATCGCGTCGATAATTGCCGGGCCAATAGCCGCAGCAATGTTCTGCGACAAGTTTTCGAACGCGCCGGAAATGTCCTGCAACGTTGTTGGCGCTGGCACGTCAAGCGCTGCCAACGTTTTCGCCGCTTCAAACAGCACATCATTCGTCAGCTTGCCCTGTGAGCCAAGTTTTTTCAGGTCACCAACAGTCGTGCCAACCGTGCCATTCAACTTGTCGTAGGACTTGGCAATTTGCTCCGCTAACGGAGACATTTGCGTGAGGATTGTGTTCAGGTCGTTGCCCGCTGCATAGCCAACGCTCAACGCCTGTTTGAACTGAAGCAACGCGCCTGTCGCTTCCTGTTGGCTTGCCCCGGCCAATCGGGCCGCATTGTTGAAGCCCACGTAGATGACTTCAATTTGCTTTAGCTCCAACCCAATAGGCCGCAACACTGAATAAACACGGCCAAACGATTTCTCAACCGCAAGCTGCGATTGATTGGTCACTGCCGCGACACGCGCGACCGTTGCCTGGGCTTCCTCCAGTTCCTTGTAGCCCTCTGCCAAAAACGTGATCTGGCGACGGGCTTGGTTGGACGCCGTGCCCACCCGAATGATGTTGGCAACAAACGCCGTCAAGCTGATTCCACCAACAAATTGCCCCAGGTTCCCCAGCCCAAGGCTGAAGCCCTTGACGGCTTTGTTCATGTCGGCAAAAGCCCGCTTGAACGACCGCGATGTTTTCCAGGCTTCAACGCGCAGCAACTTCAGCTGTCGCTGCGTGACCTTCAGCGGGCCAACGTTAATAACGCTTTTGTTATCGCCACGCGCTAATTGCCGCTTGAGCTTGTTTGCCTCAATCGCGGCCTTACTAACTTCCGTGTCCCATTCCTTAAACGGGTTTTTTGGCAAAAAGCCGCCAACGTTGCGCAACTGTTCAAGGTTGCGTTCAACTTCTTTGTATCCAGTAAGAACTAGCTCTAGTTGTACGGCGCCAGCGTCCACTGAAAACCCGCTTCTGGCCTAGCTTGCCGAGCCCGGCAACCTAGATGACAAGAGAGTTGAAAGCCGTGGTTAGTGCGCTGTCATCACTCGAAAATTCGATGGCAGTGTTTGAGGTCCCCACTGCTGACGTTCAGGAAGACCCGGAAACCGGCAACATCATCCCGGTCAACGAGACACTCACCTACAGGCTGTATTTGCGGCGTGGGGCATCCACCAGCCCAGGCGCCATGAGTGGCAGCAACAGTTACGCCCGCGAGCTGCCAGGTATTGACCAAGAGGTGGCCGCATACGAGGGCTACTGCATCACCCCAACCCAGCTAGACACACGCATCAGGGCCGGAACCAAGGCCACGCTGACCTTCGCGGGTGAACCGCCGCATGAGTGCACCGTGCAGGATTGCCGCTTTGTCTATGGCTCGACAGGGCTCTTAGGCGAAACGCTGATGAATGTGCTGGGCCACAAAGTACGGCTCATCGCTTCCGACTACTTGGGGGTTGACGGTTGAAACTCGAAGCCAAGGTCACCAAAAACATCAAGGTGAAGTTCCTCAACATTGCGCTGCAACAAGCGCTTGATGCTTACGCCGACAAGCTGGACTCAATACTTGATGCGCAGTTCACAGACCCCAAGTGGGCATGGACAGACCGCCAGACACGCCGCCGCAATGGGCAGGTCGTTGGCAGCCCGCGTGACATCGTCGACACGGGTGAATTGCTTGCATCCAAGCAAGGCCCAAAAACTGGCAAACCGCCCGCGAGTTCCACCCGTGACGTAGCAGGCAACGCCATCAATACCGATGGCACCAGCGACATGAGGCGCTATTGGGTCTGGGATAGCCCTTACGCCGATGCAGTAAAAAACGGGACATCAAGCACGATGCCCCGTGACTGGGTCAAGGCAGCCCTGGCGGAACTGCCTTTCAAGGAATACGTCCTATGGGAATTGTCCCGGCGGCCTAAGCAGTAGTAGCGGCGGTCCAGACGTAAGCCTTGATGCCCGTCAGCGTGAAGGTCACGGCGGCCACGTTGCCCGCCTGGATGTCTTCGCTGAAGTTGGTCACATAAGCCACGCCAGCGTGGGTCTCAGCGCCAGAAATGGGCAGGCCAGACTCACAATCACCGGCAGGCTTGGGTGATTCACGGAACCACTCAATCGCCGCGCCAGTGGCCGAATCCAGGGCAGCCTGCTTAAGGATCAAGTACCCGGCATCAAGCATGTCGATGTTCAGGGTGCAATCCACCGTGTAGCTATTGCCGGTCACGATGCTTGCTGACCAACCGCCAGCTGTACTGCTGTCGTAGTCGTAGGTCTGCACGTCTTCGGTGTCAGACGACGATTGAATGGCAAAGTTTGTGAGGTTTTTCACCTCAGTCATGCCTGTTGAGTCGGTGGGCGCATCGCTGCAGGAATCACCCGCCGCGATGAAGGTTTTGTACCCAAATGCAGCGAAGAAACTCACGGTGGGGCTGGGGGCATTTGAACTAGCTTGCCG